TCAAAGAAAAGTGGGAATCTGATTGGGAGGACTTCAAATGGAGTGCCATTTGGGATTCGGAAACACGAACCTACGTTTAATACCCAATCGGGTATAATGAATGAGAAATCGGTCAATAAGCACCATTATCGCATATAATGAATGATAAATCCGTCAGCCATAGCATGAAAACGACATACTTTCAACCAAAGGGAATAAACCCAAAATTTTGCGAAGCAGGTGTCATTCACGAAAGCGACAGTGAATCTATCTGCTACTTAGGTGAACCTTGCAAAGTATCAATTAATGATGTAAAAATCATACCAAACGAGAGCGTCACTTATGATGAAAAAAATGGGTTATATCTTGTTCGGGAAAGTACTCATTCGTGAACCCATCGTCAGCCTCTGGTCTTACCAAACCTCCCCCAGCGTCAGCCTATAAACTGACCAACCATTCGGAAATTCCGAACAGTCCCATAAAATACCCAAAACCTCGCAAATTGTCCCATATAAACCCCAAACCCTAAACCCCAAACCAAAATGAATGTACCAATTAAAGAAAATGAAATAATTCTCACTCCCGAACAACAAGAAAGAATGTATTGGGCGCGACTTAAGTACGACTCGCACAAGTGGATAGAGTACCATAAGGGGTACTATAAGTGCGAATTTTGCGATTCAATCCATACATCGATGCTTAGTTTTGAGAACGTAAACATCTGCAAAAAAAATACAAATCTGTTTCCAACGGATAACCAAACCCCAACCCCATGAAGCCAACCCCCACCCCTAACCCCTAACTTATGAAGAAATCCATTGAGACACTTGCTCTTGAAAACGCAGAAAAAGAATTGCGTATATCTGATGCTATAAGTGGTTTAACTCTTGAAGATATAACCAAGATTGTAAACGCTTTTACTGACTTCAATATACCAATAGAAGCGGTTAAGGAAGTAATAGAGTTATATTACTTATAACTCGTTTATTTGTCCAGTTTTCCTTTCCTTAACCCCTAACCCATGAAACCAACCCCCACCGATTTCCGTCGCTGGCAAATCCACATCCGCAAGGAGTGCGTGTCTTGCAGCAAGCCCGACCGCTCCGAAACCATCAAGGCGTGGTCCGTGAACTGGACTTTGCTCGGTCGCATCCTTCAAGCCAAAAACGCCTAAGCCATGCCCTGGATAAGACCCCAAGACCAAATGCCCAAGGATGGCGAACCCGTGCTGATTACCGACATTGAAGGAATGCAAATCGTTGCTTGGTATTCTGTAACCAACAATATGTGGCACTCCGAGAACTACACTTGGTTCACAAGCGAAGTTCTTTACTGGATGCCCATTCCCGAAATCGTTTAAGCCATGACCCCAGCCCTCATCCACCACCTCGTTGACACCACCGCCGCAATCTTCGGCATCACGCCCGACCAAGTGCGGTCACCGTCAAGGGAGCGGCCCTGCGTCATCGCTCGGAACATCGTGGCCGACATCGCCTATAACGAGTACCTGTTTACCTTCATGGCTATCGGGAAGGAGTTGAACCGCCACTATTCCACCATCATCATCAACTTGGAATCCTTCCACGCCGATTGCAAAGCCAAACCGCAACTGCGATACCTACGGAGGCAAGTTTTCAACAACGCCCAAGAGTATTTGCAGACGGCCGAGGGGGCTTATATTACTGATACTCTGCTACTTCCGCCCACCGAATAGCCCAAAACCGCCATCACACCTAAGGGGTCGGCCTAACCGCTGACCCCTTTTTTTTGCAATCTTTGCATATGCAGTCAGCAGAACAAACGATACTTGACCTCTACCGCACGGGCGAAATCCGAAAGGCCTGCCTCACCATCACAGGAGGCGACCCGCTTTGGAGGGACTTGGAGCAGGAATGCGTCCTCATACTGCTGGAGAAAGACCCCGCCAAGATTCTGCAAATACAAGCGCAGGGCTACTTCAAGTTCTATGTGGTGCGCCTACTACTGAACTTGTACCGAGGCAAGAACAACCAATTTGCGCAAAAGTACCGCCATCACGACCTGCTCGAAGAACTTGACCCCGATTCCCCCATCCCCCAGTCCGAGTATGATTCCCTCATGGATGACCTGTGGGCCATTGCCGAAGCGGAGATGGACACTTGGGCCAAGGACGGGGCGTTTCCCTATGACAAGGAACTGCTGCGCCTCCATCTGCGAACAGGGAACATGAAGAAACTATCCCGTGACACGGGTATCCCATATCGTTCTATAATCTATTCCATCGACCAAGCCAAGGCCAAAATCAAGGCCGCAATACAAAACCATGGACACGCTGATATTTCCCCTATTGATTAGTTCCCTCACCGCCCTTGCTATTGCGGAGTACCATGTCCTGCCCCAATGGTTCTACCGCACATGGCTGGGAAGGCACAAGCCGTTCTCCTGCGTCACCTGCCTGACCTTTTGGGTGGCGGTGGCCCTGACGCTGCCCACCTGCGGATGGGTCCTCGCCCCCGTTTACGGCCTCGCCTCTGCGGGGTTGACCGTTGTAATCCTGCAACTGACGAACCGATGACCCAAGACGAGTACCTGCTGGCAACCAAACACCGCCACTATTGGGACCAGTACCAGGCCACCCTGTTTATGCGGTTGTCCCCCGAAGCGGTCCACGACCTGCAGACCATCCTCGTGGCCCACGGCAGGCCCAACACGAATTGGTGGTGCGCTGACTGCGTAAAATCGGCCCTCCAATACATTTACTCACAAGCGGACCAGTTCGCCGAAGCCAACCAGCACCAAGTCAGCCATGCCCTCAACCAAAGCCCCCAACGATGAGGCCCAAGTCCAAGCCCGCATGGATTCGCTGATGATGGTCATCACGACCCTCTGCGACTGCATCGGGGCGGTGGAGGAATCCAACTCCCCGAACGCCTTTGCGGTGAAGATGAAAATCGTGGACAAGATTGACGAACTGATTGATAAAATAGAATACTGATGGCAGGCCGTCCCCCAATATGGAACACCCCCGAAGAACTATGGGAGGCGTTTGAAAAGTACAGGGCCGAGAACAAGGCCAACCCGTACCGAGTGCAGGACTATGTCGGCAAGGATGGGGTCATGGTTTACAGGGACAAGGAGCGGCCTATCACTTTTCGGGGCTTTGAGGGATGGCTTGCGGAGAACGGGGTCTGCTTTGACCTTTCGGACTATAGGAAGGGCACATCGGAGATGCACAAAGGGTTTTCCCCAATCATTACACGCATACGGGCCACCTGCGACAAGGATATGCTGGAGGGTGCAAGTTCGGGTGTTTACTCGGCCAACATCGCCTCCCGCCTTCTTGGCTTGGTGGACAAGCAGGAGAACACCGTCACCATCGAGCAGCCGCTTTTTGGGGATGGACTTTAAGTACACCACCGCCATCAAGAAGATTCGGGCGATGACCGCTCGGAAGAAGGTGATACAAGGCGGCACAAGTGCGAGCAAAACATTCGGCATCCTTGCGGTCCTCATTGACCACGCCGCCCGCCATCCCAAGTCCGAGATTTCCGTTGTGTCCGAATCCGTGCCTCACCTACGACGGGGAGCGATTAAGGACTTCGCCAAAATTATGCAATGGACCCACAGATGGGTTCCCGACAGGTGGAACAAAACCCTCCTGCAGTACAACTTCGCCAACGGGTCCACGATTGAGTTCTTTTCGGCTGATTCGGAAGCACGGCTAAGAGGGGCAAGGCGGCAGGTTCTCTACATTAACGAGGCCAACAACATTGACTTTGATTCCTACTACCAGTTAGCCATCAGGACCAGCCAAGAAATCTACATCGACTTCAACCCCACCCACGAATTTTGGGCGCATACCGAGGTCTTGCCCGAAAAGGATGCGGAGTTCCTCATTCTCACATACCAAGACAACGAAGCCCTTCCTGATACTATTCGGAATGACATCGAACTGAATCGCACCAAGGCCGAAACGAGTGCCTACTGGGCCAACTGGTGGAAGGTGTACGGGTTGGGCCAAGTCGGGACGCTCCAAGGGGCTATCTACGGGGATTACACGGTGGTTGAGGGTATAGACCCATCCACGATGAAATTCGTCGCCTACGGGCTTGACTGGGGGTTCAGCAACGACCCCACGGCCTTGGTCGCTGTGTACCGCAGGGGTGATGACCTGTTTGTGCATGAGTTGCTCTACCATCGGGGCTTGACCAATAGCGACATCGCCACCCGCTTGAAGGAGTTCGGCATCACAAGGGCTTGGGAGATAGTTGCGGACTCTGCCGAACCCAAGAGCATCGAAGAAATCTACCGCCTCGGATTCAACATCAAGCCAGCGGAGAAAGGCCCCGATTCGGTCAGGAACGGGATAGATGTGGTCAAGCGGTTTAACCTTCATGTGACCAAGGATTCCGTGAACCTGATAAAAGAACTCCGCTCGTACACTTGGGCCACGGACAAGGACGGCAAGTACACGGGGGTCCCGATTGATTCCTACAACCACGCCTGCGATGCGCTCCGCTATGTGGCCCTCAACAAATTGGCCGTGAGCAACTCGGGCAAGTATCTTGTGGTGTAACTTTGGGGCATGAACCTTGAATCCCTCCTTGACCTCGCCCTCGCCATCGGTCGGGTCGTGCTGGCCTTGGTGTTTATCGGCTGCATCTTAACCCTCCTCATCCAATGAAACTCATCCACTACTACCACATCTACTGCGGCGGCTGCGGCCAATGGCAGTAAATCATGCACCAACACATGATGGCCCTGTGCAACTACGGGCTGATAGAACAGTTGGACGAGATTCGTGTCGGCATCGTCGGCCCACCCGACCAGCGGAAGGCGGTCAAGGAAATCTTGGACAACTCGCTCGTGGCGGCAAAGATTAAGGTGGTAGTCACTCGCACAAACGCATGGGAGCAAGCGACGCTGACCGAGATGTACCGAGCTAGCCAAACCGAGGATGCGGCCTACCTCTACGGGCATACGAAGGGGTCCGCTGACCCGTCGCTTGTGAAGCAGATGTGGTGCAGGTCTATGGTGTTTTTT